CTGTGCTCGCCTTCCCAGCTCGAGCTGGCCGAGTGACTGTGATAACCGCCGTTGTCAGTGCTACCAGAGTGGCTGTGATAACCGCCGTTGTTAGTGCTACCAGAGTGACTGTGAGCCTGTACTTGACCACTTTGGGAAGACCCCATAGAGCGGTTATTGTCTAAGCCTCTGCCATGATCCCAGCCCCTTACAAACTGACCGCGCAAGTCTGGGATACGAAAGTTACTGGTTGTCGTTGATCCATAGCGAGTACCAATAGCACTGAAGAGATTAGGGTAGGTAGACCTGGAGAGCAGCATTCCATCACACTCAAGATAACCGCCTGGGGCATTGTCACCAGCAAACTGGATAACTGTACCAGCAGGGTTCATACCACCTAATGAAGAAGGTGTAACGGCTACATCGTTACGGACTCCTTCAATGACTTCCTGGCTGGTTGCTAGTTCAACTACGCCTGTTCTTTCAGTATTAGCCCCTTGCTTAATGTTATTAAAAGCCGTAGAAGCATTGGCAACATCACTTAAGTTATTAGTCCTGTGAAGATACTTAATATCGTCTTGAGTAGCGACACTTCCCAAACCCAAAGTCTGACGAGCTTGTTCAGCACTAATATCATCAATAAGGGATCGACCAAATGAACTTGCAGATGAATGTGCCAAGAAAGCAATATCCCAACGATCACCACCAGAACCAGCAGGGTTGTTGCCAATGTTCGTAACTTTAGCTTTATAGATCAAACCATCAGCACCCTGGACATAGCTCTTACCAGCTTGATACTCTGTCTGGGAATCCCACTCAGGAATACCTAGCTGGTTATAATAAGCGTATACACGGTAGAGTCTGTTAATACTCCAGTTTTCTTGTTCAAAGGGGGGCTTCTGTTGAATCCATCCTCGTGAAACCTGTTCATCGGTAGGCTGTACAATATCAGCGGCCAGTGCTTCGTTTGCCCATATCAGGTTCGGATTAGAGGGTTTTGTATACTTCGGCATTTAAATAATCCTGTTTAGTCTGTAGTATCAAGGTTTGTTGGCAGGGCTGTATTAGCTGTGTGGTAAAGATTTAGCGAGGCTATGTTCCACCAGTAATCAACAGGATCGAGAGTTTCCTTGACATTGGTGTCGATGTAATCAATACGAACACCAGCAGGCTTTGGCAGAAGACTATCTGCAATAGCTGTTTCATCAAGACCGGGGAAGAAAGTAGCATCCTCGTCGTTCCATGCCCGACCAATGTTAAGAGTCAGTACAGCCAGTTCGTCAGAATCAGTACCCTCGAAAAGTTCTACTTCTTCTGTTTGAAAGATGAACTCAGCGGCTTTGATAATATCTTCAGGAGTAGACCCCGTATTGTTCTGAACAATCTTAGACTTAACAAACAGTCTGAAGTCGGCGTCCTTAAGTTCAACACTTCCCGACTCAGGATCACGCAGACTGTAGTAGACACCGCCTCGATCATTCTTAACGGAGCCGAAGGACTTAGCACCTGGATCACTCTCGAAGCCGAAATGACCCGTAGAAGAAATCTGAAGAAGACCCCTTGGTTGGCCAACAATGTCCCCGATAACTTCTAAGTTCTTTCCTCGGGCTGTTTCTACATCATTGATCTGAGGCATTGCCAGAAGAGTATCTTGAATCTCTTGAAAGCCCTCTGTCCAGACACGGGTAAGGCGCTCGATATTAAGCGCCCCCTTGAACTGATACGTAATACGTTCTTCGACAAGCGCTTGGTAATCAAATTTTTCAAATTCCATAAGAGTTACCTAGCTTAAGGGTTAATAATGACATTCACGTTTTGCTGCTTAATGTCTGCTATCTCATCGAAGGCCACGACTACGTTACCCACTCCTAAAGATGTGGCAGTAGGACCAATAGTAAGAGAATCCACTTGGAAACCACTCACTGAGTTAATTGGTGTGTAGAGCCTTGAGTAAACAACGTCGTCACCAACTGAATAAGTTTCTTTGAAGTAGTTGGTCAACGCATCTACAATCTTGATGTCAGTATCAGCGGCGATAGTTCCATTCTCTTCAGGAGAAATCTGAATCTCCATATGTATATCTACGTACACGGGTCTTGAGAAGCTGATCGAGTGGGGGAGTCCTTGTGAGTCTTTGATACCCACTGAGGTATTTCCAAAAGTAGAGATACCAGCGGGCTTGGTATTCCAGATTGATTCTGCTATCTCTAACGAGTTTCCACCTTCGATAACTGCTGAGAATGACTTAGCAGGGATTCCGTTAATATCAGCAGCCGCCGCCTCGTTTTGATATACCTGTACATCAGACACTCCACGAAGACCTATCAAGTTTGAGAAGATAGCGTCTACAGTGCCACGAGCATTAAGCTCTTTAGTATCTCGGAAACGTAGGCGAAGATCAGTGTCAGTCTCCCTCAAGTGACCAATTGCAGCTTCAACAGGGTTAGTTACAGTGTCCCAACCAAGTACAGGCGTTCCGATAATGTCCAGTGTATTGGAAGGCTGTCCAATAACTCCGACTTCTTCCGAAGATGCCCTGACAGTCTTTGAAACCTTACGAAAGGTAATATTCGTAGTAGAGGACACGTCCCTTGCAACAAAGACATCATTGAAACTAACTACGACTTCAGTGCCATCTTGAATAGTTGCAGTGTAGTTCTGAGAAAGGTTAATCTGCCTTTCAAACTCCCCAGCAATACTTACCAGTGTAGCCCCAGCAGGAGGCGTGTAAGTAAAGACATCCAAGCCAATTGAAATTCGATACTCTAGCGCTTCTACTGTGATAGGCTCGCAGATGAAACTGCTGACTGACATTAGGTCAAAGAACACCGAAGCGTCTGTTAGAAACCTATAAGACGTAGCAGACGAGCTTACTACAGCAGTGCTAGGAATACTGGTAAGGTAGTCGCCAGACACTAGCAAGGTAGCTACTGAGGGTTGTGCTTCATAACGAGTAAGACCCGCGTAAGCAACAATCCTGTCGAGCGATGCACCAGTGGCAAAAGCCGGATTAAAAGAGTTGTAGACAGCTTCGGCAAGCTCCCAAAGATCAGCCTCTTGAGTAGAAGTGGTTCTTAGGAGCCTTCCGATAACGTCATTGACAGATGTACCAACATCATTGCCAAAGTGGTTCCTTGCGCTACTAATACGGTCTTCGATAACATCGTTTAACCGCTTTACATTAAGACCTTCGCTAGTTAGACCAGCCATTTAATTCTCCTAAATAACGAGGTCTACCGGGATACCTTCGTCTCCATCTGAAGAGCGTACCGTAAACCGCATTTTGTAGATTCGTTGGGGTGTTATTTCAGATTCGAAGGAAGATAGAGATATGACTTCAGGCTCTTCGAGAATTGCATTCTGGAATATGATGTCGATGGTTTCTTTGGCTCGTCTTTTACCCAGGATAGACTCGTAGTAAGGGATACCCTCATTGACATCTAGGAACCACTCACCCGCAAATGTTTTCAACTTAACTCTAAGTCTTTGAGCAAGGCCCTCTGACTCTGTTTGAGTAAGTGTGAAATCACTCCCATCAAATTCTATATCGTGGTCTAAAGTGCTTAGCTTAATATCCATTTTTCACCTTAGTTAGGAGGTGTTGTAGTTCCACCACTGTCACCACCATGTGTGTGATTCTGCAAACTAATTAACCCAGCAGTAACATCACCATCAGCGTTCATGTTTCCAGTTGTTTCCAAAGAACCATTGATAGTTGCGACAGCACCACTTCCACCTGAACCCGTCATACCACTTACAAAGGTTAAGTGTCCTTGGATAAGCATGTTGCCCGTAACAGTTGTTTCAGGAGAGTTTATAGTGGTGTCAGATGACGCGTTGATAGTGGCACTTGCAGTGTTAACTTCAGAAGACGTATCAGCATTGACAGTAGAGGTATCACAGTTGACAGTCACGTTATTCCCAGGAGCATTGACTACGATATCACCAGATGCTTTTAAACGGACTTCACACTCTTCACCAGTCCCAATGTTGTGAGTCATTACCGCATCGTCTGTGGAATGATCTAGGGAACGCTTAGAAGGGTTGTTCACTGCATCAGCAAAGGTGAACAGTCCAGGCAAGGCCATTGCATCATTACGTGAATACTTGCGGAAATCGGTAGGAACATGGGCGGTTTTCGCACCCAATTTGAAGCGATCTATTGACCTTTGGCTAAACACTAGTAGAACAGTATCGCCAGTATTAACCGGAAAAGAGAACTGAGAAGTGTTACTTCCTTGGAATACCAGAGGTACGTTAAGGAGTATCGGATGACTCCTGGGAAGATCGTCAGTCGTTACACGGTTAATCAGGATTTCTACGTCTACTCTTTGCTCTGCGAGATTAGGGCTGCCGATAATCCTTGCAGGAATAGATGTGAACATGTTATTGATAGAGTTCTTTGTATACTGCCTCAGCAAACCTTCTAATGAGATATCTTCCATTTATACCTCCGTTCCTAATATCTTAGAGCAATGACAAGTCACATCCCAAGAACCACCTCGCCAGTCACCTGTGAACTTTGCACTGTTAACACGATAAGTTCCGGTAATGCTGGTATCCTTAATCGACACGGCTTGTCCAGGCTGTAGAAGGGGGTTGAGAAGTGCTTTGAACTTGACACCATCTTTAGCTGTCTTGTCTTCCTTACTCTTCTTACCGTCTGCTGAAGCAAACGTAGGAACGCCTAGCAAGCCAGTACCAGGGGAGATAACAAACGCTCTTTCGATAGAGTTTGGTGACTGGTACTTATTGGGATCATTTACATAAAGCCTGTTGCCATCAATACGATAGTTAAAGTCAAAGTCCCGAGACAACTCATTGAGTATTTGCTTTACAGTACCTTCTACGGGATATCCGAAAGGGAACTTCTTATCAATATTACTACTGTTAAAAGAGGACTTCGCAAGCGTTGTAGACTGACCTATCAAATAGTTAATTATTGTTCTTGGTGTAGTATTCGCTGGGAAGGTTCTTGAGATAACAGGCGAATAAAACAAGGAATCAGCAGGAACACACTTAATAGTTGTTACCCTATCTGAACCACTTTGTTTATCATCTGTGTCAACTTCCGAAGTCATGCCTGTGAACAGAATCTTGTTATTACCGTTGTAACCAACCTTGAGGACTACTGCCATATTACGTTTCTGGATAGTGTTGACGGAATCTTCAGAGAGATTGGTAATCTTTATTTCACAGGTATTACTGTTCTCTTTGTTATCAATATGCTTGTTAACTGAGAATTTTATTTGTAAGCCAGTTTCTTCAACCTCATCACCGAGGATTTGAATACCCTTTCCAGAGTTTGGCTGACCTACAAGAAGCTCGTATGTTCTGTTGTATTGTATATTTTCCATAGAGCCTCTTAGAAGTTATCGTCATATACCAAGAAGTGTGTTTTATGGAGTTGTCTTGGTTCTGGTATATTTGGTGTAGTAGAATCGTAAGGGACTAGATAGAAGTCACCTAAAGGCTTCTCTAAAGAGTATTGGTCAGTGAGGGAGTACCTGGGAACTAAAGCAACACCCCTGATAATCTTGTCACCTTCAGAGTTATCAATATCCATTAACCACTGTTCTGACCTAGCACTCCATCTAAATGTTAAGATGAATGTTTCGCTAGATAAGTCTATCGAGTAGTTGTAGTAGGGATCATTATAAAGAGGGCAAACAATTACAGACATCATGCACCTCCCGTCATAATGGAAATAGCTTCTCTCTTAAGCTGTTCTTTATACTCTTCATAAACACTTAGCTTTTCAGTGTCTTGTGAAGCACTCGACACATCACCTTTATCACTCTCACCAGAAGTCTCATCTGAAACCTCAGAACTGGGCTTACTAGCTTGAGTCACACGTATATCGACTTCCTTTAGATAAGCAAAGCGAACCTTTTGGAAAGAGATGGTAAACTCGAAAGCATCACCTGTAGATACGTCTTCATTATCCGTGTAATTTTGGATAAGACAGTTCTCGATACGCCTGACAGAGACAGAACGACCTGTGGTAATATCGTAGTCGTAGTCAAGGATGGTGATAATCTCTGACTTCTTCCAGGCTCTATCCAGACGTTCTCTAGCAACTTGATGAGAGAAGCCCCTGAAAGGATCGGAGGTTACTTCTGCTGTATTTGTACTAGTGAGGAACTGTTTAATACTTCCCGGTAGGTAGTCAAGAACTGTTGAAGGATTGGTAATCTGCACGCCATTAACAGGCTGGTCTAACTCAGCGTTAATGTTCTCATCGAGAAGTTCTTGGTGTCGTGTGTAAGTGGTATGGAAGTCTGCTGCTGAAATAACACCCTTTAGAGAAAATGAAGGATTGTCTTTCGTCACATGATCTGTAATAACAGCAGACCCGTCTATGGGATGATTTGAAAGGCTGCTGTTGTAGCTCTTGGTGTAGTTCTCAACAGCATCAATGTACATTACAGAATCATCTTGAAATAATAGGGCTAAGGCCATTGACAATCCTTTAGGTTATTTCTCGGTTACAAGTTCACTGGAAGATGCAATACGCAGTTCACCGTTCAAGAAATCTGTCAGGACTTCTTGTACTTTTGTCCCTGCAAGAAGTGGGTCAGGAGAATCTATATTGATGGTGATATTGTTATTGTTGTTTTGAGGTTTAGCGATATTTGGGTGTGAGGACAAACGACTGTTGAGGTAAGCTTCAAGGTTTTGGTCGTTAAGTAGTCCCCGACGCTCTCTTAAAGCCTCTCCGTAAAGTGGTTCACCGAAAGGCATAGCGCCCTGGGAAAGACCTCCAGAAGAATTTAGAAGAGGTTGAAAGGTTTTCTCTAGCCATTCTGGACGCTTAAATTCACCGAGAGTTCTGCTATTATATTTGGTTTCCCAACCACTTCCGGTATCTGTTGATAGTGCAGACCAACCGTCTTTTTTGATTCCCTGCCAAAGCTCTTTAATCAAAGAACCAAGTGCAAAAGCACCAAGAAAACCTACGACTTTAACAGCGAGCGGGGCAGCACCTAATGCAGCTAGATATCCGCCTGTAGCACCTGTAGCCGCCGCGCCACCAACAGCACCCGCTGCCCTTGCTCCCATACCACTGCCAAGAATCCTGTTAACGCCTCCTAGTGCCTTGTGGAGAGCAACAGCAGCACCGGCCCATGAAGCTAGCTTGATACCGAAGTCATCCCAGCCATTGATGCCGTTATCCAACGTATCCGTGATAGCAGCGATTGCAAAGGGTATTAGGTAAAACGCTGCCCAGAGTTTACGCAAAGGACGTACAAGGGCAACAAAAGTCGCTGTCATCAGCTTAAGCTGGGTACTGGCCTCATAACCCTCTGCTGTGAAGTAACCGAGACGTTCTGCTAATGCTCCGAATAACTCTACAGGCGCTCGTAAAGCTCTGCCTAAGTGTTCTGACAGTTCACCAAGGATTATCCAAAGGGGTTCAGCACGCATCATTGCGTCAGAGATACCATTCATTACATCGCGAACAGTATCGTCATATCCGAACTGGTTGAAGGTGCGGTTAGCAAGCCAGACATTTGTTCTGAAGCGACCGATAGCAGAGGCAGTATTATTCATTGCTGCTGCTAACTGATCCCCTCGATTAGCCATCCTCATCAATTCTTCGGCTAGCTTGGGGAATAGGTCTTCAGCTTTTAGCTCACCCATCTCAGCAGCTTTACGAAGGGCAGCTTCATCAGCACTTCCATCAGCCTTGACCATGCCCATAGCACGTGCAGCGGCAGAGATACCGCCAGGAAGTCTCTCACCAAATTGCTGTGAAAGCTCTTCTGCGTAGACAGAACCTTTAGAAACCATCTGAGTAAGTGCGCGGAACACGCCCTTTATATCATTGGAGCCAAGGTTAAGAACTTTTGAATAAGAGGCAACAGCCCTGAAGATATCCCTTGTACCCTGTCCCTTGAGAGTAGAACCCTGGGTAGCGGCTGAAAGCTGTGCAAAGTTACTGCCTAAGTCTTGAATCGCTAGACCAAGTTCTTGAGAGAGCTTAATCATCCATTCAAGGTCTTTGGAACCTTGTTCGGTAGAGCCAGCAGCGGCAGATAAGCCTTGCTCCATACCGATAGCGTCTTGGTAAGACCTTGTAGACTGCGTTAATGCAAAGGCACTACCAATACCGGGAACCCATGCTCTAGCATTCTCTCGAATTCCTCGGTAGCTACGACCTCCACCATAACGGCTTCCCATTGCCCTAGTACGATTGAGGCGACGGGCCTCTGACATACGTTGACGATAGCGTTCTCGCTCTTGCTTCCGGGCCTGTGTT